GGATAGTAAGTAGTTGTTGCGAATTGAATAGTAAGACTCTAATGCTTCTTTTGGCATGCCTAGAAAGGACATTATATTACGTTCTATTTCTTGGGTGAATGCATTTTGACAAGAATCGAATTGGGTGCCATCCATATATCCTCCAACTGCAGATTGGTGCACAGAGGACATTGCGGTTTGGACTTTGGAGATTAATTCTACTTGGGTCAATCGATTATTAAACACAGCATTGGGTTTCAAGGAGCGTGCGAATCTACGGCTCATTATGCGCATGAGGGTGTGAAACAGGGAGACAACAGTTGGATCCCAAGCTGATATTCCTTGACCAGCTTTGGTTTCGTCGGTGTTGTGGGAGCGTGAAACTTTAAAAATCTCCTTCATGAAGAAATTTATCCTGTGGGGGTCGAACGTTGAAAAATCTCTAACTCTATCCGGGTAGTGCTTGCGTAATGCATCTGAGAGTGCTTCATTGAGGGTTTCGGATTCTTCATGGGGGTCGTCGTGGAGTACGTTCATGTATTTCATTATGAAATTCTTTGCTATTTTACTGGCCAATTGACGGGATTGTGCGTTTAACTTAATACCTTTCGAGGTTATATACCTAGAGTGAGCTGTACGTAATTCTTGTGCTGGGCAACTAGCTAGAAAATCTATCCCTTGGGAATGCATGTATCGGTGGCGTTGTATAGCATCGTCGGTTGGTCTTCTATTCTTGTTGAGTGGTTGTATCAGGTTTGGTACATTAATTTTCGCTCTACTATGCAGCATTTGTGGTTTCAATTGAAGAATGTTCTGTGGGGCTAGAGAACCAAATTCTTCGCCGGTTGCCACTAAATTGCTGTGAACGGAAATGATATCTTCAGCTAGTCTGAAGCCATCGTACGGTCGTAGTCCTATAGATTCGGCAAAGAATGGACGTTCTGTGGGAGTATCTACTGACTTATAGGATTCGTCTGCTGGTTTGATAAAGTGTGTTGTGAGGTCGAGATAGGCTTGGGGGACATCGTGATGTGGAGTTAGGTTTGGTACGAAGGATACTCCACCAGCCATATTGGCGTAGATTTGAGCAATCCTCCGGGCGGCTCCGACAGTTGTGTCGATGCTTTGGTGCGACGGGAGAAACGCGTGTGCGTGTAAGTTGTGTACTAGGATATCTAGTGTGAATTTGGGATCTTCCTCTGTGCATTGGAAGCGTACGGGTCTACTACCTGAGAAGTCTTTGTGGATGTTGATGGCGCATGCAACCTGGTCACATACTTT